TTCCTCCCAGCAGAGCGTTTGGCCCAGATCCTGTACCGCCAGCTGATTTAGTAGACGGCACACTCTCTGTGTCATGTAATCTACGGTATGCAACTGGTATCATGGTCCCTACCAGCGCAGTGTTTACAGTAACACGGCCCACATTGGGTATAGGTGCTATATCAGCAGATTATACACCGCCTGCAGGACTGGCTACATACTCACCATCAATATTTTTCGACAGCTTGGTGTTTGATCTCAACAACTATCTCAGTGAGTACACATCGCCTATTTCTATGTCTCCGTACAGGTTAGATGGAATCGATGATGGAATCTTAACAAGCGACGGCAGAGCGTTTGATCAATATGTGTCTAATGGCAGTGTCGGTGGTGGTGCCCTCTTTAATTTCCCAATAGGGGGAAATTGGACTATCCCAGCCAATGATTCCGATTTTTTTGCTCAATACGTGAATACTGTTGCTGGGTTGGGTCCTACTCCTGGCCCGAGTATTCGATACCAAGTTGCTAAAACCACCACGATATATGACGGTGATTTTTATGTGAAAACTTTCGGATATGGTGATCAGGATATTCCAGCCGATCGGCGAAATCCGGGAGTATACGTTTTAAATGATGACCCAGCACCGGATCCAACTTTCCCGGTCTACTATCCCGCAGGCAATTATCCTACCAGTCGCCCGCTTACAGCATTTGGCTATCGTCCGGGATCTAACAGAACCGTAGGTTGGGGTAAAACTGGTCGTGCCACAGGTGGGACAACGGATGTGTCCGCTGGATTTATCTATGAAAATGCCACAGTCAACACATTTCAAGTGTACGCATATCGAAGATGTACTTATGGTGGAGCCAACAAAAACGTATGCGATCTATTCCTACTGATAGGGCACCCTAGATGGAACTCTGTGTTCGGCACAGTAACATTTTCAGCTCCCACTTCTGGTGAACAATTATCTGCGCAATTGAAAATGAGTGGCAGCACAAATGTCTTAGCTGTGACAATGTTATTAAGCACCACCGCTGCTGATATTCCAGCAGCTCAACTTCAGACCATAGTGCAGAATCTGACTAACCGTATGCGACTGTTCTTCTATTTTTAATCCAGCACATACCTACTCCTATAAATAAACTACGCAGTTTATATTAGGAGAATGTATGCAACAGCAGCTGAAAGCAGCTTTGGATTTTGCCAATTATCAACAGACTTTTTCTATACAGAAAAAAATCCTCAAAGAAAGATCTGAAGCCAAACTCAACTATGGCCACAGTGGTGGTATATTTCGCATTGACAGAGATCTGTTAACCTTTGTAGAAATGCTGTGCGCCAAAGGCAGACTCACAGACATAGTACTGCTCGACGTTAACCAAAATCCCGTGTTGATCAGTGATGTACAGACATTCTGTGATGAAATATTCAGCAGATATTTTGAAGTCACTAATGAATATTTCGCTCAATATCAGCAGATCAAAAAAAGCAGATCTGTGGAAAAATTAATACAGTCATGACCAAAGGCATTTTGATCTATGCGTATAACAATCGCACAGTGGATTATGCTTTGCTCAGCATAATCAGCGGCGGCCTAGCCAAAAAACATCTTGAGGTGCCAGTGAGTTTGATCACTGATGCTACTACTATTGATTGGATGAAACAGAGTCTAGTTTTTGATTTAGCCAACACTGTATTTGACCAGATCATATTGACTGAAAAACCACAAACTGGAAATCAACGATTTCTCAGAGATGGCATTGACGGACAGATGGTTCCGTTTACCAACACCAATAGACATTCAGCTTGGGAGCTGACTCCATATGAACGAACACTGTTGATCGACAGTGATTATTTCATACTATCTGATAACCTCAACAGCTATTGGGATGTTGATCAAGACATCATGATAGGGGAATCTATCAACGACATTTACAGTCAACGCAGATTGGGATACCTCGATGTCAATATTTCTGAAACTGGTGTGAAACTATATTGGGCCACTACAGTGATGTTCACTAAAAATCCTGCGTCTAAACTGTTTTTTGACACAGTAGAATATGTCAAACAAAATTATCTGTATTATGCTGACGTGTTTAGATTCGATCACAGACAGTTTAGAAACGACATTGCCTTCAGTGTGGCCAAACATCTGTTAGATGGGTTTGAAGAGACTGCATTAGGCCGCCTGCCAGCGGTATTATCAGCGTTAGACAAAGACATCCTATACGAAGTTGATGGATCTACATTGAAATTTTTAGTTGACTACAAATTAGACAATACATATTGTGCTGCTGCTGTTCGCGGATTAGATATTCATATCATGAACAAACAAAGTATTGTGAGACACAAACAGCAGTTATTGGAGATGATATGAATTTTGGATATCTCCTGATAGTTGCAGAACATGATACAGTTGATTATCTCAGTATGGCCTATGCCCTTGCGCTCAGTATCAAGAATACTCAAAAGCCAGGCTACGACAAAGTAGCATTGGTAATAGATGATCAATCGAAATTACAAAAACTTAAAAGCCCGTGGGTGTTTGATCACGTTATAGAATGGAATCAAGAAACATTTTGGGACGGACGTAGCTGGATGGATCAGCTGACCCCGTTTGACCACACTGTATGTTTGGATGCTGACATGTTATTCATGCGAGATTATAGTCATTGGATTGATTATCATGTTGATAACTCTCAGCTGTATATTGCCAACAGAGTGCATACATACAGATCACAGATCGTCACTGATAGAACTTACCGCAAATGCTTTGATAAAAATCATCTGCCTGATGTATACTCTATGTGGACATTTTTCGCTAAAGATTCTCAAATGGCTCGAGACTTTTTTGACCTGGGCAGACACATTATTAAAAATCCTGTGGAGTTTGCCAATGTGTTTTTGTCAGAATATAAACCCAAGATAGTAGGCACAGACGAAGCGTTTGCTCTAGCAGCAAAAATCCTAGACATATCAGATCAAATAGCATATCCATTAGAGTTTCCTAGGATTGTTCACATGAAGCCTATGATACAGAATTGGCCTTGGCCTGCAGACACATGGAGTAACCACGTGGGATTTTATCTTGACAAAAAAGCACAATTAAAAATTGGCAATTACCAACAGCATGACATTGTACATTACGTAGAAAAAGATAAAATCACCGATGAAGTCATTAACATCTTAGAGGAAATAGCATGGAAATTATAGAAACCATAGAAGATTTTGAAAAATGGATAGCGGAGTATAAACCCGCACCTACGGTTTATGCCGCAGTGTTTGACCCCACTACTGGCAAGGTCATTAGCATTGGTCCCGATTATGCTTTTCCCAACGAAGTCAATAAAGTCGTTGTAGATAGTCATTTAGCTGAATCTATAATCAATGCGGAGATACAGATAGAAAACTGCATGATAGACATCAGCTCAGGAAATTTAGAAATTGCAGAATTGAAAACTTTAATCAAGCTCGATGATGTACTGCATAGAATTATTTCAACAGAATATTCCGCAGTCACAAAACCGGATGTATACTTAACATACACTAAACGAACTAAAACATTAAAAATACAATTGTCACAGGAATTCGGCGGAACAAAAAAATCAAAGACTGAAGGCCAACGAAGAAACTTTGTCTGGGATGGCAGCACTGAAATGAATTTTTTAATCACCGCATATAACGATCCTAACATATTGTATCAGAATCATGTTATCACGATCAATGATCTTATCGGTAAGACTGTGACGGTGAAAAATATTGACTTTGACCAGTTCAGTGTATATACAAGACGATTGTTTAAAAATTACGTGATAGAATATAAATGAAAACAGTAGAATTTGATGTAGTGTTTTTAAGCTACGACGAACCTAATGCAGATCTTCACTACGCTGATCTCTGCGCCAAGGTGCCTTGGGCCAAGCGTGTTCATGGAGTAAAGGGCAGCGATCATGCTCACAAAGCCGCGGCCGAATTATCAGAAACAGATTGGTTTATCACAGTAGATGCAGATAACATTGTTGATCCTTCATTTTTTAATTTAGATCTCAACATGGACGATCCTAAGATCCAGGTATATGGATGGTGTGGTCGAAACAGCATCAATGGCTTACGCTATGGCAACGGCGGATTAAAAATCTGGAAGAAAGATTTTGTCCTTAATATGAAAACTCATGAGAACAGCGACAGCGATCGAGGTCAAGTAGATTTTTGTTGGGAGGATGGATATCGCAATTTTCCCAGAGTTTACAGTGAAAGTGTTATTACAGGATCACCGTTCCAGGCGTGGAGAGCAGGATTCCGCGAAGGTGTTAAGATGACGCTACTTGACGGAGTACGTGTACCACCCCAAGAAATTCGAGAACAGATTTGGTGGCATAACATACATAGACTGCGTATGTGGTCCACAGTTGGCGCTCATGAAGAAAACGGTATGTATGCAGTCTATGGTGCTAGATTAGGCACATGGCTGGCTAATTGCACAGACTGGAATTATGTGGAAGTACGAGATTTTGAAATTCTTAGAGGTATATGGGAGCAGTACGGACGACCTTATGAGCAAGACAATGGACGGGATCTCGACACAGCTATTCGAGACCTTGGCGAAAAGATCAAACAACAGTTGGGATTTGATTGGCCGTTTCTTGATGCAGCACAGAGCAAATATACATTGGATCTATATGATGAAACAATCAATTTAGGTTTGACGTATTACAGGGCGGTTGACAATGTATGATATATTCTATGTCGGTACAGGCTCAATAGACACCCAAGCATGGCAGCAGTTTCGACTGAGATTTCCTAACGCACAAAAACTCGAACATGTTCAAACATTTGAAGAAGTAAGGTCTCGAGCATTTACAAAATTTTTCTGGGTAGTTTGGGACTACGTAGAATTAGATTCTGACTTTCATTTAGATTATTGCGTGACTAAATGGGATGAGAGTTACATTCATGTGTTTCTAAATAATCAATATTACGACGGAGTCTGTTTGTTTCCGAAGTCTGCGAAGATACTACAACGTGAATGGGATTACAGATTTTTTACTAATAAAAAACAAATAGATGTTATAGCCAGCAGACCTAAAAAGCTCGATGTGGCATTCATTTCCTATTATGAACCATTCGCTGAAGAACGATATCAATCATTGATATCTAGGCTCGACGGAAATAAAATCCACTGGATTAAAAATGTGCAGGGCATACATCAAGCCCATATAGCAGCAGCAACAGCAGTATCTACGGACATGTTTTATGTGGTAGACGCAGATGCTATTATTTTAGATACCTTTGATTTTAATTATCATATTCCTTACTATGATTTTAACGCTAAATCTACAGTGCATGTATGGAAAAGCAGGAATCCAGTAAATGGTTTAGAATACGGTAACGGTGGCGTAAAACTCTTGCCGAGGCAGCTGACCATAGATATGGATCTTTCAAAACCAGATATGACCACAAGTATCAGCAGATGGTTTAAACCTATGCCAGAAGTTTCAAACATAAATGGGTTCAATACTGATCCATTTAACACTTGGAAATCAGCATTTAGAGAATGCGCCAAATTAGCCAGTCGTGTAATTGCTCGTCAACAAGATGCAGAAACACAGGAACGATTACGAGTATGGTGTGAAGAATCTAAAGATCAATATGCTATTGACGGATCTACATGCGGTCGAGACTATGGCATAAAAAACAAAACAAATTTACAAGCTTTAAAAATGATAAACGATTTTGTGTGGCTCAAGGAACAGTTCGATGGACGATATAGCAAGAATTAAAAAATTTATTCCTATAATGAATGAGATATCGCCAACTTTTTGCATGGCCAAGTGGCACCACACTACGATATATCTTCAGTCGGGTGAAACACACAGCTGTTACCATCCGGCTCCTCACAAGATTCCTTTAGATGAGATTGTTATAGATGCAAGTGCATTACATAACACCAATCAAAAGAAACACGAACGATTAGAAATGCTCAACGGTGGAAAACCCAGCGGTTGTAATTACTGCTGGAATATCGAAGCAATGGGGGACGACTACGTCAGTGATCGTAAAGAACGTAACTCAACAATCTATACAGATCAAAGATTTCAACAGATCAAAGATGGCGATTGGGATCAGAACATTAACCCGCAGTACATTGAAGTTAGTTTCGGAAACGAATGTAATTTCAAATGTGGATATTGCCATCCCAAACATTCCAGCAGCTATTATAAAGAGATCAAAGACTACGGTCCTTACGACATGGTTAAGAATCATCGCAACGATATTGATTGGTTTCAAATCTACGAAGAAGAAACTAATCCGTATGTAGAAGCATGGTGGCGGTGGTGGCCTGAAGTTCGTAAGACATTAACTATCTTGCGAATAACAGGCGGCGAACCACTGTTACAATCAAGCACCTGGAAGTTGTTAGATGATTTATTGGTTAATCCCTTGCCCAATCTTGAATTAAACATCAACACAAATTTTGGAGTAAAGCCAATCCTAATTGATAGGCTGGTAGAAAAAATCAATAATTTAATTACCAACGGATGTATCAAAGATTTTAAAATTTTTACCAGCATGGATACTTGGGGTACGCCTGCCGAATATATTCGTACAGGATTGGATCTCACAGTATGGGAACGCAACCTCGATACGTACCTAACTCAAACACAGTTACCGATTACATTTATGTGTACCTTTAATATTCTAACAGTAACTAACTTTCAAAGTCTATTAGAAAAGATTTTAGAATGGAGAACAAAGTATAACACTGATAATCAAAAACAATGGCAGCGTGTACGATTTGACACACCATTCTTAAAAGAGCCATTACAGTATGATATGAATATATTGCCTAAAGAAGAATTTATGAGTTACATGGTAAGCCATCTAGACTTCATTTTAGCCAATTTAGACGATAAAAACCGTAGTAAATTCAACGACTTAGAGTATGCTAAATTTGAAAGAGTGGTAAAATACATGGAATCAGCTATCTATACCCCAGATAAAGTAAAAGAGGGACGTAGAGACTTCTTTAATTGGTTTACGGAATATGACAAGCGTCGTGGCACCAATTTTGTAAATACATTTCCAGAATTGGCTAATTTCTATAAAGACTGCAAGGAGACAGTATAATGAGCAAAACAATATTAATCACCGGCGGAGCAGGGTTCATTGCTCATCATCTAATTGATAAACTTTTATCTGAAACTGATTGGAGAATTGTAACTTTAGATAGATTGGATTACAGTGGTAATTTGAATAGATTGCATGAAGTAGTCTCTAGTTATCCTGAAGCAGTACGCAAGAGAGTGCGTGTGGTGCATCATGATTTAAAAGCAGAATTGAATCCACAAATTAGATCAATGATAGGCAAAGTAGACATCATCGCACATCTCGCAGCCGGCAGTCATGTTGATCGTTCAATTACATATCCTATGGAATTTGTACAGGACAATGTAGTTGGAACTGTGAATTTAATGGACTACGCTCGCAACTTAGATAGTTTAGATTTATTTGTTTATTTTTCTACAGACGAAGTCTTCGGTCCTGCACCATATGGAATTAATTACAAAGAAAATGATCGATACAACTCAACTAATCCATACAGCGCCAGCAAGGCCGCTGCAGAAGAATTCGTTGTGGCATATGAAAATACATATAAATTACCTGCAATAATTACACACACTATGAATGTGTTTGGAGAAAGGCAACATCCAGAAAAGTATATTCCTCTCTGTATAAAACGTGTAAGAGATAATCAAAAAATTTCCATTCATTCAAATCCGGAAAAAACCAAGGCAGGGTCTCGGCATTATATCCATGCTAAGGATGTGGCAGATGCATTGTTATTTTTGTATAAACAGGATCTATCTAAACTGCCAGCAGATCCCGGAGGGGCAAAATGTCAAAAGTTTAATATTGTAGGATCAACAGAGATTGACAATTTAGAACTCGCACAATACATTGCTGATGTTCAAGGTAAATCTTTGAATTATGAAATGTTAGATTTTCACAGTCAGCGTCCTGGACATGATTTACGATATGCACTTGACGGAAGTAAAATGAAAGATATGGGATGGGTTCCACAACCGGTGTATCAACGATTGGAAGAATCTATACACTGGACTTTAAAGAATGACAGATGGTTAGTAATTTAATTAATTTAGAAAACGTAGAAAACGCTTTCGGCAGTTTTAACCAAAGTGCGTATTCACACTGTGTTATTGATAATTTTCTACAGGAATCTGTTGCAGCTAAAATTGCAGAAGATTTTCCTGCCTACGAGTCTGGGATGTATAACGGTACATACAATAACCAGATTGAACTTAAACGTACATGCAACATCTGGGATAGATTCCCCCAAAGCATATATCAGTTATTGTATTGTTTGAACTCCAAACAATTTACAGATCTGCTCATTGGATTAACTGGGACTGCGAATTTATATACAGATCCGGGTCTACATGGCGGTGGCCTTCACTGTTATCCGCAAGGAGGAAAATTAAATCCTCATCTGGATTACAGCATTCATCCCAAGCTTCATCTCCAGCGTAAATATAATTTAATAATATATCTTACACCTCAATGGCAACCAGCATGGGGCGGAGATTTTGGAATCTGGAATTCGGATAGCAGTGGTCCTACTACTATATTTCAAACAGTGTCGCCTATGTTTAACAGAGCGGTAATATTTGACACTACACAAAGTACATGGCACGGATTAACTTCTGCTGTGGAATCTCCAGTTGGCGTCACAAGAAACAGTATCGCTATGTATTATTTGACAGATCCTCCAATTGATGTTGACCCTAGAAGTAGAGCTTTATTTGCACCTACAGATCAACAGAAAGATGACGTTGAAATACAACAACTGATTGCTCGTCGCAGTGTTGCCAATGGAACTAATGTAGAACAATGGAATAGGACATGAATTTTATTTTTGAAAACGTCGATGAATTACTGAATATCACTGCATGTGAGGAAAGAAATACTTCCAACATCCGTAAATTCCCACCCAGTCCATTGGCCACAGTGCTGTCTCGAATCAAAACTCAACGCCTGTATGCCGATCAATTAGATGCAGACACAGTGACATTTGATCAATGGAGTAATAGAAAATCATATGCGAATTATATAATACCAACTGGAGTAGCACATGCTCCCTGGGATTGGTGCGGGTCGGCCGATCTTAACAACGATTATGATTCAAACATATCACACCGCAAGTCTGTGTTTGCATTTTTAGACACGAAACAACTATCGGCTCTGCGTAAGAAACACTGTTACTTATTGCTTGATCAATCGCACGAGGGATATCATACAGATTGGCTGTTTGATTGGTTTCATGCTGGATGTGCTCAGTATGAAATAAGCGCCAGCAGGGTTATATATGTCACAGGGAATCTTGCGGTGGCTCAACAATACGACGAATGGTGTTTGAATCGACAAATCAATGATAAGATGTGCGTAATTCCCTATATTCATTTTGAAAAATACATTCATGAATGTGCAAGCAATCAGCGGTATCTGTTGCCATCGTCGGAAAAACAAATTGCCTATAAAACAAAAAATATCAATGATATCAAGTTGTATAACGCATTTCAAAAAAGATCCAGACCCCATCGTATCTGGCTATTTGATAGTCTGTATAAAAATGGATTACTTGATGATGGGATCAACAGTATGAATGCTTTTACATTCCACAAAGGATTTTATGATGGACGGATGTTAGATCAGGATGTGTACAATTCTTATAAGCATATGTTGCCTATGTATCCTAGAAGTAATCTTAAAGAAACAGAAAAAAATGGGTTTGAAGGACCACTGGGTAATTTATTTGAACACGACTTGAACCATCAAGCTACATTAGACACATGGGTAAGTGTTGTCAGTGAAGCATCGTTCGCTGAGAATACCTGCTTTATCAGTGAAAAAACTTTTAAACCTATTGCCACAAGGCATCCGTTTATAATGTACGGTAACAAACACAGTCTACGATATCTCAGAGAGTTGGGATATAAAACGTTTCATGGATTTATAGATGAATCATACGACGAGTTAGAGTCGTGGGATAGATTAGATGCAATTATTCAAATACTCAAAAATATCAGAGCTATGTCAAATGAAAAAAAGATTCAATGGTTTATTTCAATGAAAGATATTCTTGATCACAATTTCAAAGTACTCAGTGACAATTCCACAGTTAATATGCCTAAAGCAATTGAAACGCTGAGGAATTATGTTTCGGGAGTCACGCATGCATAACACCGAGATTGCCGCAATAAACAGTGAGTTGAAAAGAACACGAAAAGCTATAATTAGTTTAGGCTGTTCATTTGTAGAAGGCCAGGGGGCGATAGATCAAGATATCTATGAAACACATGATTGGTCTATGCTAAAGACGGGCGTTCCTATGGAACCTATTCTAACAGACGCAGAAAAATCCAAGCTGTTGTTAGCACACAAAGAATTAAGAATTGATAACAAGGGTAACATTGATTGGACATTTATGCAACATAAAAATGCATTTGTGAATGTGCTCTGTAAAAAATATTTTAATTCCGAGTATACCGCTATCAATTTTGGACTCAAAGGCAAAGGTAATAGAGCATCTATTAAGAGTCTATACTTTCATCCTCAGATAGACTGGCATAACATTGATGAACTTGTTGTAATCTATGTGCCAAGCGGCCCTGAGCGTTTTGATTTCCTTAGTGATGAGTTGGGTAACGACAGTAATGAGATCGCCAAGTTTCATTGTATGTGGCCGTGGCACGAAGATCAACCAGACAGTCCGCGTAAAACATTATGGAAAGGATATGGTACCGCAGTACACAGCGAAAAATCCAGCATGTTAGAACAAATATCTAATGTCATTGAATTAGAGAACTGGTGTAAGTTAAAAAACGCAAAATTAATTATTACTCCTGGTTTCGATAGAACATATACTCAAACTGATTTTAAAAATATAATTCGATGGAATATCATTCGCGACGAACATCAAAAAATAACCAAACATGTTGAACACACAGCCAGCATGCAGTCTCTCGATAAAAACAAAGAACAAATTCTTGACGCTATTGTAGATCAATGGCCTTGGGATAAAATGTTTAAGCCGCAGGGCTATTCGACTTTTATGGATCTATGCCTTGCCCAAGAAGGAATCAAGAATGTAGGATTCTGGGATTTCAACGGCAAAGGCACTCCGAATCATTGGGTAACAGTGTGTTGTCATCCCAGTGCCAAGGGTCATGATTTGTTTGCCTACGAACTATATAAGTTTATTATAGGATCTTGAAATGTATAACTGGAGTGGCGCAGAAAAATATCCTGAATATTTTCTCAAATATCCTTTTCTCAAAGCAAATTTGTTAACACATCTTGATCATACAGTCTTAAAAACTTTTGACATTCCGATGCCGATCTCTGATAAGTTTTCATCAAGTGACTCGCCTGATCTTCTAAAGAAAAATCTCAAAATACAACCACTTGATTGGCACTATAGAACCAAGGATGTTAGATACAACTGTAATTCTAATGGATATAGAGCAGACGAGTGGGACACAATCAATTGGTCTAATGCAGTGGTTATATTCGGATGTTCATGCACCGTTGGAGTCGGCCTTGCCGAGGATGAAACTATTTCTTACCAGCTGTCAACTATGTTAAACAGACCGGTGATAAACATGGGAGTCAGTGCGTCATCAATGCAACACTCGTTTATAAATTCTATGTTGCTGTCTAAGAATTTTCCAACACCTTACGCCGTGATACAATTATGGACAAACATTGATAGATTTACAGTATTCAAGGAACAAGATATCGAACACATAGGTCCTTGGGATAGCGATCATTTTTC